GATGAGGATGTGTTTGTAGTTGACTCTGTAACTGGTGAAGTACAGATTGGTAATCCAAATATACCTGGTTCAATCTTAACAATCAACTCATCCCTTAACATGGATGGTGGTTGTGGAACATTAGGTGAAATTGAATTTACTGGTGATGCACAAGCAGGATCAACTGTAATTACAAATGTAAATGTCACGACTGCTGGTAAGACAATTGCTGATATTAAAAGAGGAGATGCTCTTTCTGTTTTAACAGACGCATCCCCACTCAAGATATATCAAGATACTGCTGTTGACTTTGTATTTGGTGGTGTTATCTACTTAAACAGAACAATAATTGGTTCTGCTTCAGTAACTGGAACTACATTTAAAGTAAGTACAAACGAGAAATTCACAACAACTGATGGTGGTCCTAACACTACATTTGATGTTGATACATGCACAGGTACAACAACGATTGGTACACATGCTGGTAGATTTGATGTCAACCTAGCATGGTCTAATGATGGTAATATTCTCACAAATGCTAACCTACCATCAGGATTAAATCTAGATGACGTAATCGTTTATGGTTACTACGCAGATCCACAGACAATACAGGGTAATGGTCCTAATTCAACTATCGTATCAACAAGTGGTAGTGGTAATCAATTACAGATGGTCCTCAACCAAATTGGAGAGGGTAATGGTCAGTTTGCTTTAGGTGATTTAATTGCTGTAGGACCTCTAACATCATTCAGTAATCCTACAGGTCAGATTGAATTCATGACAGTGACCTCAATCATACCAGAGACTAACACAGTCATTGGATTGAGAGCTCAAGAGGGAACAGTTCAAATGAGTCATGGTGTTGGTACTGTTGTTAGAAGAGTTATCAAACATGAGAGACAATCTAAGGTAGTTGATGCTCAGATCAGACAGAGATTAATTTCTGGAGTTCCAAATGATTATGTCTCTGTAATATTAGAGAGAGGATATATCTCACAACAAAAATTAGATTATAAACAGTGGTTGAGATTTAGAAATACATCTACTGGTACTGAGATACTAACTCATGTAAATGGTAGGTTGTATGGCAAGATGCACATGCAACAGATGGATGAGCAACTTGGTGATGGTGCTAAGTCATACAGAGAAGGTAGTCTAACAGTTACTGATAACTTAACAGTAGAAGGTGGTAACTTTACTGTTTATGATAGTGTTAGACAAACAAAACTATTCCAGTTTGTTAATGATGACGGACATGCTGATCACCAAGGTCTATTATATTGGGATGCTGGTGTACTTGCTAGAGGAGACTTCTTCTTATATCCATCATCTTGCCCAGAAAATGTTCTATTAAACTTAAATTGCACACCATCATTCTCGGTTGACAATTTAGGTAACGTAACTGCTAAGACAACACTAACAGTCACAGGTGAAGCATCAGCAGCACCAACAGAGGCAGATGTATTCTCAGTACAGAATCTAGGTGTAAGTGGTGGTAGTGAATATACTATCAAGCAAGATCGTTCAATTGATGCATTTGGTATCACAAACTTCACCACATCAACTGGTGCAAGACATACAAGATACTTATCTGCAGCATCACCAGAAGCAGATCTAACATTGACTGCGAACATAATATACATGGTCAATGTTCAGAATACACAAACATTAATCGTTACACTACCATCAGCACCACAGACAGGTGACATTGTAAGAATGATTGATGTGGGTGGTAACTTGAAATATGATACAACATTAGTCATCAGAACTCCTGAGACTAGTGGCACACCAATACAAGGTGATTCAGTTGGAACACTATTTGGAGATAGATTAACTCCATATCCATCTGGTGAACTTGTAGTTCAGACTCCTAATGCAGCATTTGCATTAATATATCTTGGAGCAGTTGATAGTAATGATCAAATAGGCATCCCAACCAGCGTACAAGGTTGGTGGTTAATGGAGGTATAATATGCCAAGTTACAACCGTATAAAAGCACAGAAAGCCAGTCCCATAGGTACAATCATGCCATGGACTGGTAGCACGAGTACTTCAGATTTGACACCAGATGCCATACCAAAAGGTTGGATAGTCTGTAATGGTGCTCAACTACTAGCAAAAGATTATCCTATACTCGCACAAATATTGGGTAATCTGTACGGTCCTGTAACAGAACCTGGTCAACCATTCATTGGTATATCAAATTCATATCCAAACTATAATGATGATGATGTGTTTAATCTACCAACATTGAATCAAACAGTTCCAATAGATTTAGAAGGTAACTTACTATCTCCACTGGAGTTATCTGTTGTAGGACAGTATATTTCATTAAATGGATTTGAAGGTAATCAAGCACCATCTAATGTATTGTCATATATTGATGCAACATTTTCAGCAGCAGTTGACTCTCAATTAGCAGGAAAAATAAGAGGTATTACTATTGAACCTCCATCATATTTTGATACTATTAGAACTATACCTAGAAAATTAGGTGTTGATCATACTGCAACACATACACATCCAAGACCAACAGATAGTTTCTATCCATCTGTAGAATTAGGTGGTGGTTTTCTTGGTTTATGGGAAGCAGGAAACTTTGAACGGGCAAGTGCAGAATATGCGACTGGTTCTGATGCAGGAATAGCTGACGATGAACCACTAGCAGATAGATATGAACCTGGTACAAGAACATGGACAGCATATGATAATGCTGCTACATCATTGGTTCGTTGTACTAATCATAGACATTTTGGTAACTCATCCGATCTTATACCAGTAGTTCCTACAGTTGATCGTGTTGTCTCACCATTTGGAAATACAAAAACTTATCCAGATGACAATACTTGTATCACAAACGTACAACAACCAGCAGTTACTGCTCCATTTCCACCACCTGGCACATACTTAGGACAAAGAAACTATTATGTATCTGATCAAGTTCCAATAGAAAGGAGAGGTAGTGGTGTGATACCACCAGCAACAGATCCAAATGATTATTATGGTGCAGTAGGAGCAGGAAGAGATTATCCATATCCTACAACATTGAGTCATAATGGCGATGCATTCACTGCTAATTCACTAGGGTCTCATAATCACTTCACCATTGATATTTCAATGACTCAGGGACAAATGAATATCCCTACTACTTTACTCATAAATAATATGACGACTGGAAACATAGAACCAATTGATGTTGACAGATCGTTAAGTGTACAGATTAATCCCAACACACCATCCTTGGTTACTTTGTATATCATAAGAGCATACTAATGGCAGTACTATACTCAAAAGAAAAAGGAAAACTAGGGACACTTACTGGTTCTATTATGAACTGGTCTAAACAATTATCATCTAATGACCCACAGGATCCAACATTGTATCAAACTCTTCCTGCTGGTTATTTGAGATGTGATGGTGCAGTTTATCTTGCAGAAAATTTTCCAGAACTTGCCACTATATTAGGAACAGGATTAAACTGTAGATATAAGAAACCAGATACAACATTACTTGATAATCAATTTCAAGTTCCAGATCTCAGTGCAAAGTCTACCAAGACATCATTTTCATCAAACTTGGGAGACTATCAGGACATGTACTTGTTTAACGATGCTGGACAAGAAATAACAAAAGCTGGTGTAGGATTAGAAGTAAGTAGCAATATAGGATCAACTTATACAATACAATATCAAGGTAACTTTTTCTTACCAGCACAGACGATTGAAATTACAGGACAACCTGGTTTTACTAGGTCTAGTGGTAATTATACAGAAGAAACAGAAGTATTACATACAGCATTCCAACCACATGCTCACTTCCATGATGGTTATAGATCAAGAACTGCATCACCAACTGGTGAGTTTAGTTTATTTGGTAGAAACTCTTACACATCTAAGTCTAGTTTGTGTATCATGCCATTCATAAACAATACAAGACAGGAATTATGTAAAGCATCAGCATCTAAATCTGTTGCTGCTGGACAACAGAGAGTTAGATCCAACAACTGTTTATTTGGATCAGAAACATATACATGGTATGGTGCTTGTTGGCAGGGTTGTGACTTTGAACAGAACTCAAAGTGTCTAGTACCTGGTAATATTCCTGAGCAAGACTTACAAGGTAATCCGACTGGAAACATACTACAATTTGGATGTGCTAATGAGGCAACTGGAACTCCAGTAGCACAACAAGGTTGGCCAATATATATTACTAAAGGACAACCAGCATTCAAGACATTCTGTGGAGATATTGAATATACCAGTGAAGCAAGTTGTAAAGGTGGAGAAGGTAGTTGTTTTCCTGGCTCAGCATCTTGTCAAAACTTTAGTCAAATTGGAAATGGTCCTATCTACAGTAAATTAGATGCTAACTATACACCTCAATTGGTTACACAAGCAACTCAAGTTCCATTTGACGCACAACCAAGTTCAGTATCATATGGTGCACTTAATAATACTGTAACTGATGTAGTGGAATTTGGTAATGAGTGTATTCATAAACACTTTGTTCCTTTTAATCAAGACCCACATACATTCAATGTTGTAACAAAACCAACATATATTCCTGCTGGTGAGATAACATCAACACTTAACATTGATGTTAATGAAGAAAACAAATCAGATGCTTACATTCAACCATTTTTAGTTCAAGAATTTTTAATTAAATATTAAGATGGCAACATACAGGAACTCATATTCTAATTATTATTCCGATAAGACTGGTAACCATTCTCCTGTCGGAACAATTCTTCCTGTCTTTGCTGATCTTAACTTAGGAGCAGAAACACCTGAGTATACATATCCACAGCATTTATATTGTGATGGTAAAGAATTAAACATTCGTGATTATCCAGAGTTGTATAGTATTATACAGAATACCTATGGAGGATCTACCGCAGTTACAAAAACTCAAGCATCAGCACCTGGTGGATTGAGAAGATCATATATTATAAACAATAAGTTATTCTTTCAATTTTATTATGATGCTACCAATAATAAGGCAAATGTAAAAAGACCATATCCATTCAATGCTGTATTAAGATTTCAATTTGGAACAAATCCATGGGGAGCATTTCCATCTAATGGTGTGTTTAATCAACAAACATTTTATGCATTGGTACAACCAACAGAAGATGTTAGTTCACAAGCACAGACAAATGAATTTGCTTATGAAATATCATTTCCAGAAAATCAGAATGTTGACCTGTCAACTGTTAATGCAAACGATTACACATTTAACTTTACAAGTGGTGCTGCTCATCCAGAAATTGTAATCCAAAAAGGATATACCTTACAAGATTATCCATATAATATTGGAACATTTAATCTACCAGATTATAGAAATAGAAAGATACTTGGATTTGGTAACGTCAATGGAGCAGGAACAGCAACACCAGAGAATGCAGTAAACAATTTTGTCGGACAAACTGGTGGACAATGGTACATTCCTAAAGCAACACTAATTGATAGTGGAGAGTTCTTCGTTATTGGTGATGTTAGAACAACAGGATATAATGATATTGTAGCAGATGTTGGTGCATCAATTGTAGGAAATGTCACCTATCAAATAGGACCTATGGATGATTACACATTTCCATTTCCTCCACAACATGGTCATAGAATATTATCTGTAGAAGTTGATCAAACAAAACAAGCAGAAAGAGGAGCAGCAGAAGCTGATAAGTTTGCTGTAGATTATATTGATAGTAGAGCAAATATTAGTATATTTGAACCAAATGGAACTGCTGGTGGTGCACTTGGTCACTCACATGGTCTAATTGGTGTACCATTACAAAACTCACTAGCAGCAACATATGGTAACGCTAGTGGTATTGGAGAAACAGCAGGAACATCTGGTGAACAACAGTATCAATATCTCATATCAGAGTCTGCAGAAGTAGTTGTGACTAGTATGTCATATGATTCTAACACTGATCTAATAACAGTTAATACAGATGGTAACCATAACTTCTCAGTCAATGATATAGTTACTGTAAATGGTGCATCACCATCAGAATATAGTGGTAACTTTACTATAGTAGCAGATAGTTTTGGTCTTACATCTTTTGCAGCAAATCCAAGAGATGGAGAAACACCTGGTCAAACAACTGCATCTGGTGCTACCATTACAGTAAAACTAGCAAATGGTTATTTTGCAGAGACTGAGGTGGCAGTGCCACCTAGAATGTATGCTGTTGACACTAACACATTGGTTGGTGGAAAAGATATACAATTTGAAATACCTGGTCAAACAACCACAGTAAAAGAAGAACAATTTACTACACCACAAGCAGGACTTGTAACTATACCAGATGCATCGTTAGGAAATGTGAGTGGTTGTATTATTCAAATACAAGCACCAGGCGGTGGTGGTGCAGATAGTGATACTGATGGACAAAATGGAGGATATGCTGAAATAGGTATAACTGTTGATGGCACATTCTATACTATCAGAGCTCAAGGTGGTTTCGGTGGACAAGCAGGAGTTGATGGCGGTGCTGGTGGAAATGGAGGATCTTTTATAATTCCACAAGTATTATTAGATGATGCTAGATTTACCTTTAATCAATTGCCTGGTCTAAATGGTGAAGATGGTGCTAATGTTGGAACAGGTTTTAATGATTCATTAGGTGGTGGTCGTAGTGGTGGAATTCCAGAAGGAACAGTAACTACTGGTGGTAATGGAACAGCACAAGTAAAACAACAGACGATTAACGATCCAGAACAAACATTTACAACAAATGGATCATGGCAAATACCAGCTGGTGGTGCTGGTGAAGTAAGTAGAACGATATCAATTGAACTATCAGGTGGTGGTGGAGGTCCTGGTAATGCCAACGCTAACTCTAGATGTACAGGACAATGGCCAGGTTGGCCAACATCACTAACAGGTAGAACTGGTGCACTTGGTGGATATGGTGGTAGAGGTGCAAGAATACAAGGAACTATCTCAGCTCAGTCAGGTATATTAAGTTGGGGTATAGGACAAGGTGGTAATGTAGGTTTCAACAGAAGAGCAGGAGATAATACACAGGGAACAACAGGTAATGACCCATTCCCTCCATACGCAGGACAACCA